ACAGCGGAAATACTCGGAGAATCTAACAACACTGATTTACACTGCAAACTCAAAATAGATCAAAAAGTGGCTGAAGGGGCAGCCAAATGCAAAGTTGAGGTTGACTTACTCAAGGTTGACCTTCAACATGAGAAAGAATACAGTAACTTAATTCTTACCCAAAAAGATAAAGAAATTGAGCAACTCACAGAATTGGCTAATGAACCAAGCTATAATTGGTTATGGGCCACTGGTGGAGTTGTGGCTGGTATTCTATTAACTTTGGGTGTTGTATCAGCTGTAAATGGAATTACGAAATGAAAGATCCAGAACACCTCATAAAAGTCGAACAAGCCATTCAGGAAAAGTATGGTGAAGAAACCATTCAGAATCCTAAAGCAACTTGGGATCAAGATAAAGAAAAAGAATATCTCAAACAAATTAAAAAAATGGCTAAGGCCGAGAAACCAAAAGAGAAGATTGAAGTTGAAGGCGTTTTAATGCCAAAGAAACTATTTAGGAAAGAATCAAAGCGCACTTGTCCAGAATGTAAAATTTATTCTTTTGATATGAGAGATGATTTATANATGGCAAAGTTTAAACACTGTTATACGTGCTATTTGAAATCTTGTTTGAGGGAAAAAAATAAGAATGGCTGAAAAAAGTAACATTATAGATATTGTAAATGGAATCTCACAGGCTGCTGCGAATGCGTATGACGGTGCATTGGACGAAAAGGGCGAACCATTAAAGATTGGTCTTATGCGTGAAGAGGGAAACCCTATTCTTGATAAAAGAGTGATGGACGGCTTTAGTGTCAGTATGGCTGGCAATATATTAAATATTAAATACCAAAGCGAGATTATGCTAAAGGAAGTTTATAAGGGTGATTTCGAAGGTGAAATAGCTCAACGACTTCAAGACATTGCTTCCTTCCTTAAAAAAGAATATAAAAAAATTACTAGTAATTCTCTTACATTAACAAAAGAAGACAAAGAACCTGACATTCTTGTTCAAAGTATGAGTCATATCCGCTCTTGGTGTCAAGCAAATCAAAAATTTAAGATTGGTGGAATACCGGAACCAGAAAAAATGGGATCTACAGCCGAAGAAAGATTATCTAAAACAATGAAGGATTGGATTGGTTTTGGCAAAGATAAGTTTACAAAGACAAAGAAACCAGAAAACGTTAAGGGAAAACGCGACGAAGGACCACGAAAATGAAACTAACAACAAAATTGCTTGATTCTTTAATTTTGGAAGAGCTTGAATATTTGGGCGAAGGGGTTCTACAAACGTTTTATGATGAAACTGGAATTGCTAAATTGCCCAGCCGGATTGAGAAATATATTGAAAAGAAAGCCAATCAATATGCTTTGGCTGGCGGTAAATATATTAACAAGTTTATCGAAAAAGAAATTTCCCAAATAAAACAAAACATTAAACATCTAGAAAATCCTGCTCAATCTCCAGTTGGACACGCTTTCGCTCGGGCCAAAAGTCGGATAAAACGAAGCCCTCAAGGTCAGCTGATGCAAAAACTTAATGATCCAACCTTCCGGGTGGGGGATCCCGATCCATCCGATATTGACCTTGGGACAGGAATTACAAAGCATCCTCAAAAATTTAAACAATCGCGATTGGTAAAGAAAGGACAAAGGAAAAAGTCGCCAGATGTTCGTCCTCTCGATTGGAATAAATTCTCCGACGCAGAAGGATAATAAGAAAAGAATGAAACTTACCAAACAAGAACTTGAAAGTTTAATAAATGAAGAGATCGACTTAGTTGAAGCGAGCGCTTTGGGGCGTGGATTTTCACGGTTGGGGGCTCGTATCGGAGGAGCGAAGGCCTCTTTTTTTGGTGGGCAAGAAGGAGACCTAAGATCAAGAGCTGCTTCAATATTTAATTCGGCAGGAGATCGTGCAGAAAAACAAAGAAACGATTTCTTTGATGATATGTCGAGCTTGTTTGGAGATCTCGATAATCTTCCATCTGAAGTTTCAGATATAAAGGAAATATATAATGAAGCCAGAAACAGTTACACAGAATTAGCCAAAATGCTCAAAGAAAAAGCGGCTTCAATAAAAGTGAGAAGTGCACCCTAAAAGGTAATATGTTATGCAAAAACTATTTGAAAATTGGCGACGTTATTTGACAGAAGAACAACTGCTAAAAGAAGAGCAGGTCAAAAAATATATCATGGAGAGTGATATTGAGCATCTTTGGGAAAATAACAACTATGAAAGATTAGATGAGTCTGTCAGAGATTGGTTAGAAACTGGCGCTCACACACTTTTAGATATTTTAGGCGTAGTTGCGGATCCGGCTGGGGGAGCAGGAGCGATTTTTGATGGAATAAATGCACTTTGGTATGCTCATAAAAAATGTTGGCTTTATGCCGCCTTTTCTCTAATTTCAATGGCTCCAGCTGTTGGCGATGCTATTGGCAAAGGCGGAAAAATTCTCGTATATATTAAAAAGGGTGTTTCTGCACTAAAAAAATTAAAGATCGCTATTTCCGCCAATAGAGAAATAATAAATAAAATTTTTGACGCTATTGAAAACGGCGAAAAAACACCTAAAAAACTAAAAGATGCTATTCCTCAAATTAAAGATGCGCTTGGAATTTTTGTTGATGATCCGACAGCAGAAAGACCATCATGTGGCGCATCTCAACCTCCTGCGGGAGGCATAAAGGCCCGAGCCTCATCAGAAACTCCGAATGAAAAAGAAGAGCTTGAGTTTGCAGAAGAGCCTATTTAATATGTATGTCCCAATATCTTTCCAAAAAAGAACTAGTCAGAGAAATTGTCAAGTGTGGCAAAGATCCTGTTTACTTCATAGACAATTATTGTAGAATTGCTCACCCACAACGTGGACAAATTCCTTTTAAAACTTGGGATTTTCAGCAAGAGCTTCTTCACAAGTTTAATGATTATCGAAATAACGTTATTTTAAAATCCCGTCAGATGGGGATTTCAACAATTACTGCTGCATATGTTTCGTGGATGATGTTGTTTCATCGCGATAAAAATATTCTTGTAATTGCAACCAAATTTGCCACAGCATCAAATCTTGTTAAAAAGGTTAAAGCAATGATAAAGGCGTTGCCCCCTTGGTTTGACCAAATTGCCTCAATTGCCATTGATAATAGATCATCATTCGTTTTGAACAATGGATCAGAAATTAAAGCATCATCAACATCTGTCGATGCGGGTCGTTCCGAGGCATTATCATTATTGGTTGTTGATGAAGCGGCACATATTGAGGGCTTCGATGATTTGTGGACAGCACTTCAACCCACAATGGCAGCTGGTGGGCGATGTATTGCTCTTTCTTCTCCCAATGGCGTAGGCAATTGGTTTCATAAAACATATGTTGCGTCAATTAATGGAGAAAATGACTTTCATCCAACAAAACTTCATTGGACCTTACACCCAGAACGGGACCGGGCCTGGTTTGAGGAAACAACACGCAATCTTTCACGAAGGCGAGTAGCACAGGAGTACGAATGTAATTTTAATGCTTCTGGAGAAACAGTCATCCACCCAGATAATTTAAATAAAATAGAACAATTATGTTGTGATCCCAAACACCAAACAGGTTTTGATAGAAACTTTTGGATTTGGAAAGAATATATTCCAGAAAGCAAATACTTAATTGTTGGAGATGTTGCGCGAGGAGATGGAAATGACTACTCTGTTTTCCACGTTTTTGACACAACCACAATGGAACAAGTGGGTGAATATAGGGGAAAACCCACAACTGACCTATTTTCAAGAATTTTATTTGATGCTGGTAAAGAATATGGAGAGGCGATGGTCATCGTCGAAAACAATAACATCGGCTTCTCAGTTTTGGAAAAACTCATTGACGCCGGTTATCCAAATCTATATTATTCTACTAAAGGAACTCATGAGTATGTTGAACAATATCTTGCAGAGGGAGCCACAAATACTGTTCCAGGCTTTACTACGTCTCAAAAAACGCGACCTTTAATCGTTGCCAAACTTGAAGAGTTCATTAGAAACGAACTAATTACTATTAATTCTGTCAGGTCACATCAAGAATTAAAAACATTTATTTGGAAAAATGGCAGACCGGAGGCGCAAAGAGGATATAATGATGACTTAGTAATGTCGTTGTCTATTGCTTGTTGGGTCCGCGATACAGTATTAGAAGAGAACACTAGAGACTTGCAATATAAGAGAGCCTTTTTAAATTCAATGATTAGTTCAAATACTAAATTAAATACGACAATTCCTGGCATGGAAGGCTACAAAAAGGTTGAATCTTTTGATAGAATAAGGGCAGCTGAAAATACTTACAAAGAATTCGGTTGGTTAATAAAAGGATAAAATAAATGGCATACCCAAATAATAGCGCTGATAATAAAAACACTAAAAACCCTAGAAACTCTGAATCATTTCTTTATAGGGCATTGACCAAGTTGTTGTCTGGTCCACTAACACAACATCAAAAACAAAACCCTCGCCAACTTAAAAGATGGCAACTCGATAAATATAAGTTTCAGTCTGCCGCAGGACTGCCATTCAAAAAAACCTCCTATAACCCATTTGATAATCTTTATGCTAATGCTACAGCCAATGCTGCGCGGGCAGAAAGATATATTGATTTTGATCAGATGGAATATATGCCAGAAATTGCTTCCGGCATGGACATTTATGCTGATGAGATGACCGTATCTTCACCAGTGCAACCACTTCTTGTTATTAATTGTCCCAACGAAGAGATTAGATCAATTCTTCATTCTCTCTTTTATAGTGTTCTTAACATAGAGTTTAATATATTTGGTTGGTGTCGCAGTATGTGCAAATATGGCGATTATTTCTTGTATATGGATATCGATGAGACTTTGGGCGTTAAATCTGTTGTCGGTTTACCACAGTCTGAAATTGAAAGATTGGAGGGAGAAGATAAAACTAATCCCAATTATGTTCAATTTCAATGGAATAGTGGCGGCTTAACTTTTGAGAATTGGCAAATTGCTCACTTTAGAATTCTTGGAAATGATAAATATGCTCCTTATGGAACTTCAGTTTTGGAAGCATGTCGGCGCATTTGGCGGCAACTTCAATTATTGGAAGATGCGATGATGGCCTATCGAGTTGTTCGGTCGCCAGAACGTCGAATCTTTTATATTGATGTTGGTGGCATTGCAGAAAAAGAAGTTGAACAACACATGCAAAGAATTGTTACTCAAATGAAGCGCAATCAAGTTATTGATCAATCAAGCGGACGTGTTGATTTGCGTTATAATCCCATGAGTGTCGATGAAGACTATTTTATTCCTGTTCGTGGAGGAACATCCAATACGAGAGTTGAATCATTGCCGGGAGGAACTTATACTGGAGATGTTGATGACGTAAAATACTTAAGAGATAAGTTGTTTTCTGCTCTTAAAATTCCAGCTTCTTACCTTACACAAGGAGATGAAGGTTCAGAAGATAAAACTACTTTAGCTCAAAGAGATATTCGGTTTGCTCGCACAATTACAAGATTGCAGCGAAGTGTCGTGTCAGAGCTTGAAAAGATTGCAGTAATTCATTTATACACTTTGGGATATAAAAATAAAGATCTTATTTCGTTTAAGTTAAGATTAAATAATCCTTCAAAATTAGCTGAATTGCAAGAACTTGAGCATTGGCGCACGAAATTTGATATTGCTTCAACTGCTACCGAAGGTTATTTTAGTCGGCATTGGGTAGCCAAACATATTTTTGATTTGTCTGATGAAGAAATGATTCGCAACCAACGAGAAATGTTTTATGATAGAAAACTTGATATGTCTCTAGAACAAGCATCAATGTCACCGGCTGAAGGTGGTGAAGGAATGGGCGGCGAAGGAATGGCGATGGGTGATTTGGGGGGTCTTGGTGGCGAAACTGAAGCACCAGGTGCTGAAGGCGCATTGGGGGGTGAAGGAGAGGGCGAAGAAGAAACCTTATTGGCATCACCTGATATGGGAGCGGGTGGTGAAGTCGCGATGGAAGCACCAGGAAAAAGAAATGATTTACAATGGCGAAGACCAGATCAACCACCATATACAACTCCCGGAGCAAAAGGTAAAAAATATATTCCCGTGAAGTCAGATAAGAGAGGAATGGGCGCACGAAAAAGAAGTTATCAAGGACATTATTCTCAAGAAACGGCCAAAAATACTCCAAGAAATGTTTTTAAGGGGCAATCTGAGCTTAACCAACTGGCTAGGGGCATTTACGAAAACTTAGAAACTAATTATAAAGAGAAACACGAAACAGAAGAGCTTGAGATTTTACAAAATGATGTTGAAATTCAACGACTAATTGAAAATCTTGAAAAGAAGGGCACGAAGAATGACAAAGTTTAAACATAACAAGAAAAGGAACAGCGCTTTTCTTTATGAGGTTTTGATTCAGGAATTAACTAAAGCCGTTTTTGAAAAAAATGAGGAAAAGCAAAATAAAATTGTTATTCTTGTCAAAGAGTCGTTCTCGCGAAATTCCATGATGTATAAGGAGTTAAAGCTTTATCACGCCCTTACTCATACCAAGAATGTTAACATTTTGACTGCGGAAAAAATTATTAATGAGGTAAAAATCCGCCATAGGGATCTCGATAAAAAAATCTTAATGTCCGAACAAAATAAATTGGCCAGAAAAGTTCGCAATCTTTTCTCTAATGAAGTATTTTCCAATTTTATACCCAATTATAAAAATTTAGCCTCCGTCGAACAAATATTTAATAATAAAGTCTCTATTAAATCTAAAATTCTTTTAGAAAATGAACTAGTTGATAAAATGTCTTCCAACAAGACTAACTCAAAAATGGTTCCCATAGATAATATTGTTTATAAGTCTTTTGTCAAAAGATTTAATGATGAATATGGCACCAAATTATTGCAAGAACAAAAGCTTTTATTGAATAAGTTTATTGCGTCTTTCCACAACAACGGAATTGAGCTAAAAGCATATCTAAATGAAGAAGTTGGAAGATTAAAGACCTCTCTGAAAAAATCATTCTTAAAAAAGGAATTCATATCTGATTCTCAAATGCTAGAGAATGGTAGAAAAGTATTAAAAACTCTAGAATCTTATCAACAACTAAAACCAAACAAAGAAATGGTGGAAGAGATTATAAAGATCCAAGGCTTGGTTAAGGAACTACAATCGAATGCCAATTAATATTAAAATAGATCCAGATATTTCGGCTCAAGATGCGATTGAAGAAACTGAACCCGTACTTGACGCGATTATTTCTCTTGAGGCACGAAAAACTCTCGATGGGAAAATAATGATTTTAGACCATATGCACTTAGATATTGTTCTTGATACAACCATAAACAAAATTACCACCTTTCCAAAAGAAGAATTAACTGATGAAATCTACGGATTTCAGAATAAATATTTTCATTTCCTATCTCAAGCTGGTGTTGTTTTGCCCGAGAGTATTCAAGCTGGCAATGTATTCGGAAGCTTAGAGGCTGAATATCCCAAAGCTATTGACGAAGGAGTTAACGCGACTCAAGTGGTATTATTGTCTACTAAGCAGTTTCTCAACAAACAATCACCTGCTTTGGAGGCGCAAGAGTTTATAGAAAACGAACTAGAAGATCATCTTGTTGATCCCACCCCAGAAGATTCAACTAAACTTGGGGAAGTACCTCAAGAGCCGAAGAAGGGTTCAATTACCCCATATCGTATTCGTCGCTATTTAAGTGGTTATGGATATTATTAATGAATTTATTGCTATTTGTTCTTGCTGCTTATGGGCTTACGCAAATTGTAGTCTACGGAAGAATTTTTAATAAAATCCGGCCGTGTCATCATTTTTTTCATTGCTCCATGTGTATGGGCTGGTGGGTTGGCCTTTTTTTGTGGGCAATTAACCAATACACAGAACTATTTACATTTGACTATTCCATAGCTACTGCGTTCCTTTTGGCGTGTATTA